CCGCCGCAACCACCGGGGGCAATCCATTGTGATAGTGAAAGAAACATTGGCCAGAATCGGTGGAAGATCTGACGGCTCCACTTCCAGTGGAATTTTGATTTCCCCAACTTCCGCAAGGGGTTCCCCGTTAATATACAGGGTTCCTTTCCCTGTATCGCTATTCGGCCCCATTATTTGAACTCCCTCCCATTCCGCTTATCTTTCAGTTCAATCCGGTTCAACAGTTCAAACCCGGCCAAGCGGATAATGTACTTCAGAACGAAAATCAGATTGTTCAACCGCCGTTGCTGTTCTTCATCCTCTCGAATGACAGGCTTCAATCCCTCATAGGCGGTGGGATCGGAATAGCCTTCACTGTTTTGCCAAGGTTTGGGCATTGGTTTCCCTCCATTCCTGATACCATGCTTCCACATCACAGCCAATTTCCTTCAGCTTTTGGCGGGAAATCCAAGGTTCATCCCCTTCATCAAGAAGGTAATATTCCCGCAACTTCTGACTTTCGGAATAGAACAGTTCCCAAGCTCGTTTCAGTCGCTTGGGGCCAAAGCCAAATTCCGTGTGAAGCATCCACAGGATCATGCTTTCTTTGTCCATATCGAAGCGGTGATCATTTTCGACAATCTGCCTTTTGATTTCCTGATCCAAAGCCTTCTGTTCAGCCTTATTCAACGAAACCCCAAAGATACTGCCGCCAGCTTTCTTAAAATACATGGTATTCACTCCAAATATCATCAAAGCAAACCGGGATCAGGTCATGAACCTTTTCCAACAGGATCAGGGCCACTTCCCGCATTTGCGGGTGTGCGGCGGGGGAACAGCGAAGTTTCAGGAAATGCCGCCACTCTCGAATGTTGGCGGTCATAACCACTTCAGTTTTCAAGCTGTTGGGCAGAACTGACCGGGCTTCCTGCGGCGTGGCTCCCTGCTCCAAAAGAAGGAAATAGCTTTCTTCAGCCGCTTCACAGCCATCTCGCCAAATTACCCAAGGGCGGGAAAAGGTTTCCCAAAAACACGGTTCAATTACAGTGATTTCAGAACCAAAGCCTTCCTTGCTGTAATTGCAATACCGGGTGCTTTCCTGACAGTAGGAAGCCAGCCGGTGACGCACAAGTTCATGGGAAACCCCACGATCACAAATGAACTTCACCGTGAAGGAACAGTGTTCAAGAACTGCTTCATGGCCCCGCTTGATGATACCAGCCACAAAAGCCGGGGCGCTGGTGTCAGTGATCTTGGCTTCAGACTTATAGCAAACCCGCCCACACTGTTCAAGGCGCTTCAGGATTGCGGCCCCATCAACCGGGGTAATAAATTCCACATTGGCATTGATAATTTTCATAGCGGGTCAACCTCCAATATCATTTCGGTGTTGTGAACGGTAAGGATCAAACCCTTCCGGGTATCTCTTTTCCAGCTTTATCAGGTTTTCTTCCATCACGGTATGAAGATCGGAACCAATGGCATCACACAGAACGGCCAAATACCATGCCACATCACCAAGTTCTTCAATCATGTGGCGCTTGTCCAGCGTGTGGCCGTGGAAATAGTGCTTTTTCACCTGTTCGGCAACCTCCCCGGCTTCACCGCAAAGGCCCAACGCACATTCCAGCTTCAATTTATCCTTGTCGGAACGGTCAGCGGTTCGCAATGCGTCCCGCATATACCTATTTGCATTCATCCGAAACACCTTCTTTCAGCTTTTCTTTTGTCCATTCCAAATACATCAGGGCATCAATCAATTCTTCCTGAATGTATTCAATCCGTTGAACGGCGTTTGGGGCGCTGAATTGTTCCAGCCCTTGGCCGTAGGTGGAAATTCCCTTTGTTCTCTGCCGGTCAGCCATTTCAGTAATCCGATCCCAATAGGGGTTTCCCATTCAATCACCAGCCTTTCAGTTAAACCACTTTATCACCGGATCACCGGTGAAACCCTTTTCCCACACATACCACGCATAGGCAATGGCGCTTTCAGGCTTGGCGCTCATATCCCCGTTTTTGTAGCAAGCCAACCGGGAACGGGATATGTAAACGGTTCGGGGGGGGTGTCTTTGAAAAAGGCTCCCCGCTTTTGCCCCTCCAAGAACTGAACCTTCAGGAACATTGCCACTTTCCCACCGGGACGGACGCTTTCAAGCGCCCTTTGAACAAATTCAAGCCCCGCTGAATATGGGGGATTGGTGATAATATCGCCTTCAAACCCTTCCAAGGTTTCCTTCAGGAAGTCCAGCGGTTCAGGATCACCAAACCCCCGGTAAACAAGATCGGTGGAAATGACTTGATAACCGTGTGCCTGAAGCACCTTGGAAATGTGGCCTTCACCACAGGCCGGTTCCCAAATCACCGGGGCAAACTGTTCCAGTTCCAACAGCATTTCCACAGCTTTGGGATCGGTGGCGTAGTAGTCAAAGGCTTCCCGTTCTTCAGGCACATGGTTTGAACTCCCAAGGGTGGCGAACACTTTTTTAGAACCGGCCATCATAAATCACCTTCTTCCACGAAAATTCTTGTTTTTCTTCCCTTGATATACTTTGCTCCACTGGTTAAGCCACAGCGTTTGCAGATTTGTCGGGAAAACTCAATTTTGGATAGGGCTTGGAAATTGTTTGAAATGCAATATTCTTTATATCTCCGATAAACTGTATCAGTGGCTTCATTGATGATCCCATCCAGTCCGATTTCCTGAATGAAGCCAATAATGGGGTTGTTGTTCTGTTCGTACTCGTCAAGTTGCCCCTGAACCCGGCTGGAAGTGGTAAAGGCGGCATTGGTCAGAACACGCTTCAGGGCATTCAAGCCCAACTGGATCAGATATTCCATTGAACTTTGTTCACACAACTCATCTTTAATAAATGGGCGGAAATCTGCATCATTGGGGGTAAACTTGGCATCAAAGGGAACAATCACCAAGCGCCTTTGAACGGCTCCGGTCTTATCCTTCATGCGGGGGATCACATTAGCACTAAACAGGAACTTGGAATAATTATTGAATTCAAAGGGATCTTGGCCCTTCCGCTCCACATTCACCCGTTCGCCTGTTACCAGTTTGCGGAATACAGACGCATTGGCAATAAATTCATCCCCAATATCATCACCAATGTTCGCCAGCTTTCCGAACAGTTCAGCGGTTTTGAACCTGTCCCCAAGTTCTTTCAGGTCAAGGGAAGCAATATTCTTATCCCCCAACATATTTTTGACCACATGAAGGAAGGTGGATTTGCCGTTGCTCTTATCGCCAATCAGAATGAAGGCTTTGCCAAGTTCATTGCGCCGGTACAGACAATAGCCCACCATTTCTTCCAGCAAGGCCCGGACTTCAGGATCATTACAAGCCAGCCGGTTTAATGTATAGTCCAAAAGGTCATTGTGGGCAGCGGGGTTGTAGGGCCACGGAATTTTATTGGTAATCACAATTTCCGGGGTAAAGTCCATGAAAGAACCATCCCGGATATTGTAAAGGCCATTGCTGAAGGCAATGATATTAGGGTTGGTGGCTCTGGTTTCTCCCTCGGTCTGAAACATTACTTCCAGATAAGCTAAAACCTCTGACCGGTGCGCCCGTTTTAGGTTTGGGATATGCTTGATCATTTGCGCTTCAATTTCCATAGCGCCCGGAACATAAATGCCATCCCGGTAAATGTGAAGTTGGTTATTGATTTTCACAATATGGTTGTTATTCTTCAGGTAAACCGCAAACTTATCAAACAGAAATGTTTTATCCTTGAAGAAGATAGGCTTTTTGAAGGCATCATCCCGAAGGATTGTTTCAAGTTCCCGGTCAGAAAGGGGATCTTCCAGCACATACCGGTTGATCATGCGGATAGTTTCACGGGCTTCTTCCTTGGTGAAGTCCTCGCTTTGAAGGGTTAGAATGTAGTTGAACAGGGCTTGGTTCCGCCCGTCTCCGGCTCTCATATCCAAGAACTTCATGTTGGTTTTTACCGGGGTCAACCACTTGGGAAGGTCTTGAATTTCATCTTCCGGGCAATCCTGAATGATTTCCCGATCAACCCCATTGAAGCGCATAATGGCATAGCTGTTGTTCCGCCCAACCTTGGAATCTGTTTCAATACCAAGGGCCAAGGTCTGTTTTGTCCAGCTTTTTTCCACATACCCTTCAGGGTTTCGGAAATAGAAGTGTTTGCCCCGTGTGGTCGCATATACCCGGCATTTCAAGCCCAAGTCCTGAACAATATGGAATAGAAGTTCACTGGTTTCCGCATTATCCACATCAATCAGGATTGTTTCATCCCCAAGAATAGCGGCGTATTCGTCAAGGTCTTGAACTTCTTCAAGGGTGTTTAACCGTTTTCTTCCCTTGAACTTTTCAAGACACTGTTTGTCTTTTGTCGGGACATATCCTCTGAATAGTTGCATGGCTCAAATCCCCCCCCCTTCCCGGTCAACTCCATAGTCTTTTAGGCGCTTCCACGCCAAATCAATGTAATACTGTCTGTCCAGTTCATCGGGAACGGGAAGATTTGTCACATCATCATTGATAATGAAGCAATGTTCCGGGGTGTTCCCGAATTTTTCAGGGTTTTTCTTGCGGCCCTTTACCACTTTACCGGACACTTTGAACAATCCGCCCTTGCTCCGGTCAGTTGAAGCGAACACACGGAATGTTTTATCAGTTTGAACTTCACCGCCGCTGAACCTTTTCACATTTTTTGAACGGCCTTTTTCGTCCCTGATTTTCTCCATAGTGATAACAGGGGAGTAAAGCGCACATTCATATTTGCTGGAAACTTTTACAACCTTTTGGAAATCTCGCAAATCTCCACACCCCATAATGGTTTCCTCTGGTGTGGTTTTGTGGGAAAAGTATTCACTAATGGCCCGGTTGACAATAGGAAGGTCATAATCCAGATCAGACAGTTTTTTTACATAAGCGCCCTTGGCTTTAACCGCCCCGGTTTCCCGGTCAACCAAAAAATAGTTGTTTACATCTTTCTGATAAATGTCACCCATGAAAGTATCAAAGTCCATCTTCATTCCGGTTCTTTGCTCCCATTCCCAAACCACATCATCAATCTTTTCAAAATCCCGGTCATAATCTGCAAGCTGGACAATGATACCATCCGTGTTGTTCTGAACAAGTTTGCAATAGGGTTCAAGGTGTTCAACTAAATCCAGAAGCAGAAGTTGGCCGTTGATACAAATGGTGTTGTTGCTCATGGGGTCGTAAAGTGCCGATTGTGGTTGCTTCATCTGCCCTGAAATAGCATTGTCCATGATCTTGAATGGCTGACGGGCTTTTTTATCTCCCTTGCGCTTGAATTCAATATTGCTATCATGGATGAACTCAAAGTTTTCAGGATGATCCATTACCCGATACCCAATTTTGAATTGCTTTTGCAAGGATGGGTAATAGGCTGTAACATCAATCACCAAGAAGATCCCGTGGGCGTGATATTTGGGAATAGCGCCGTGCCCACCGCCCCAAGCAAAGGTATGTGGAACACCGGCAACGGTTATATTCTCCTGCGCCTTCCCATAATCATGATTAACGGGGTTTTTGTACCAGTCCGCCACAAAACGGTATTTTTTCAACCGTAAGCAATCTAAAATTGGAAAGTCAAATTCATCATCAAAAGATTTTCCCTTCCCATTCCCGCCCAAAATCTCTGCGGCAAGCTGGGCTTTGGTTTTCCCAATAGAATTACTTCCAAGATGAAAGTGATTTACAAAGAACATTGTGGTGTTGAATTCCGCAATATTGCGAACCCATACTTCCACAGTTTCTTCCACATCATGGCGGCAATATTTGACCGTTTCCGCCAGCTCCGCTTCTGTCAAAGGCCGGTCAATATCGAAGGGAACTGTGGTTTCCTTGATAGAATGCCCCATGAAGGCTTCCAGCGCCTTCAGGCTGATAGGCGGATTGGGCATCACATCATAGTTAATCAGGGGGAAGTTCCTGAACAAACTGGAAAACCTGTAACCGGGTTTATCCTGCAAAATGATCCAGTCATTCACCTGTTTGGGGTTGAA